TTAGGGTCATACTCGCCTGCAACCTTGCGCACACCCGTCACTGGCTTCACCGCATCGGCAAGGCCATCAGGATCATCGAACGCTTCCGCCATTTCGGCCTGAATCTCTTCGCGCATGCCCATAATCAGGTCCTCTTGAGCATCATTACACCGGAGCGCTTGATCCAAGGATCGAGCAGCGCCAGGGCAAAATTCACACCCGCGGATTGATCGGTAGAGCCCGCCACGTAGGTCTTGCTTACAGACGTTCCGGACTGCGCCGATACCGTCTTGCTCTGAACTTCCTTCTGCGTGGACGTGTACAGCTTGCCCGCTGCCGCCTCTTTGGCGACCTGAGCGCCGGCTGTTTTGATCTCGGCCGGAACCGGATCTGGAACAGCCCGCTTAATCTTGGTCGTGAGCCAGGCATTGGCCATGGCCACGGCAAGGACCGGATCACCGGTGCCAGCCCAGCCAGAACCGAGCTGGGCGTCAACATCGGCGACGGTGATGAGGTCAGTCATGTGCTTGTCCTTATTCCGCCGGCACCAAGGCCTGCAGGTCTTCTTTCTTGGCGGTCGGATCGAAGGCGATGCCCTTCTCGGTCAGCCATTCTTTCAGCTGTGGAACCTTCATTTTCAGAGGGCCGGTTTCCGGGGCTTCCTGCTCATTGCCGTCGGATACCTTGATGCCGGCCGCTTGGTAGGCATCGACGATATCCGGGGCATCGCCATCGACGACTACCTCGGTAGCGGAGCCGATGACACCGAAGAATTCGCTCAACAGGCGGTAGCAGACGCCGCGCTCATTGCCCGGCTTGTCCGTGTAGATCACTTTCATGAGTCACCTCAAAAGCATCCCGGCGCCACACGGGCGCCTGGTTGTGTGGGCCGAGTTACGGCGTGGTGGTACCGCTGATCACGGCGGCGAATGGAACCTGCTTGCGGCTGAACACGCGCTGCCAGTTGGCTGCTGCGGCGTATTGGGTCGCGGTCGGACTGGCGTTCTGGGCTTCAGAACCCTTCCAGCTGAAACCAGCAGGCTGGAGGATGTAGGTCTTCCGCTCCCACAACACTTCCGCACCGCCACCGTTGCCGCCACCTGGCTTACGCTCCAGCTCGACCGGCACCTTCGGAGCGCCTTCGCCGTAGCCGAAAGCGCCCTGGCCGAAGAACACAGACAGGTATTTGCCCGCGCCATAGATCAGTCCATCGTCCATGAACACCGGTTTGCCCAGGTAGGTGGCCAAGATGATCTTGCCGTCGGAGTCGCGCAGGTACTCAATCAGGTCTTGCTTGACCATCTGGTTCATCACGACCGAGTGCACGCCGATCGCGCCGAACTGATCAGCAGCATCGCCGGCGGTAAACGCGGCATCCTGAAAGGCATTGGCGTTGATGGTCGCGCCCGCGTCGATGACCATGTCACCGCCGTTATTGGCGATGTTCGAGGCGATGATGCCGCGAGCGGCGCCCAGAGTGTAACGCTGCCACTGCCGGGTCCAGTAGGTGCCGAAGCGGTTGCGGATCTGCTGCTGTGGCTCGGTGTTGGCCAGCTCCGCAGTCAAATCCGTTACGCCGTAGCCTTTGTTCAGGTACAGAACGCGAGCACGCATGCTGTCCTGCTCGACCTTGCCTACTTCACCCTGGTCGTTCGGGTCATCGTTGCTGATGTTCGGGGCTTCATCGGCGTTGAGATCCTGCCAGTAGCTGATCTCGGCGGTGCCTTGGCTGCCGGAGGCGATCGCGTCCAGCACAGGCGAGCGAGTCACGATGCCCGACTCGTAAACAGCAGTCTTTTCCGGACTGTTAACCGGCGCCAGCGAGGCGTAGTAGTCGCCGACGAAGATGTCGGTCAGTTGGGTAGTTGCCATGGATTAGGTTCCTTTGGTGGCTTGGAGTTTTTTGAATGCGTCGGGGTTGTCCCGGGCCAGCGCGGCGCGCTCCTGCTCGGTGTACTCGCCCCATTTCTTCGTGGCCTTGCCACCTTGATCGCCGGTCGGACCGGCACCCTGAGCCCTTGGCCACAGGTGTGTTGCTGTTTCACGCAGCGATTCCGCCCATTCGAGCGGCGACAGCGGGGTTTTCCCGTCCTTCCCGTAAACGACCTCGCCGTCACGGTCGGTGGCAATCGCCTCGCCGTCTTCACTGAGTTTGAAAGTGCCTCGGGCGCGCAGGATGATGTCCTCGGCGGCCTCTGGGAGCGCGCCGGCCTTGATGGCAGCGGCGCGGATGGAGTCGGCCAGCACCTTGTCGCTATACTTGGCGGCAAATTGTTCGGCCTTATCGGCACGGGCCTTTTCGGCGGCCAGCTTGGTGTCGTAGTCGGTGCGCAGGCGCTCAGTACGGCGGGTGATGACCTCGTCCAGCTTGCCCTCGGCAATCAGCTTGGTCTCTTCATCCTGGCCAACCTTGGTCAGCAGCCCTTTCACAGCGGCAATGTCCAGGCCTTCGAACTGGGTCTTGAAGCCGTCCAACTCGGTTTTGGTGGCCCGGAGCGAGCCAAGTAGCTCGGTGTTTTTGTTCTTGAGACCCAGGGTTGCAGCCTCAACGGCTGCAGAAATGGCGGTCTGAACTGCCGGGTCTTCAAGATCAATCTGGTTTTCGTCTGCCACTTGGTGCACCCCTTGGGTTCGGTAGGCCCGCTTTGCGGGCATAAAAAAACCCCGGCATGGCCGAGGTTTAGAAATCATAAAAAAACCGCCCTCAAAGGCGGTTGTTGGGCTTCACGCTATCGGCTTATGGCCGGTACATGTCATCTGATGTGAATCTGAATCCAAACTTTGTCTCATATACACCAGGCTGAATGTAATTCAGCTCATGACGATCATGCGTTTCAATCTTCAAGCTGATGCGGTTTAGGTCCATCCTTCCCGTCTCGCTTGCTTCAGTAGCCATCAGTTGGCTGGGATATGTGTGAAAAGCAAAAAACTGATGTCTAGCTCCATTTTTATCCCACGCAAAAAAAGCCCTTTTTACTTCGACTTCCATCTCGACCTCCTAGTCTTCAGACAGGATACAGGCCGCTACAAAAGCCGACAATGCGAGAGATTTGCTGCCTACTTGACGATTGTCAGGCCACGCATCACTAGGTAATCGGCGAATTGCGTGCTGCTCGGCGCGTATGGCGGCGGCCGCATGCGAAAACCTGGCGTATCTCGGTTGAGCCGCGTGCGCCGGCCGTTTGGCTCAGTGCAATGCGTCGGCTCCTCAATCTGGAAGCCCTGCTCGGCGGCGTACAGCTCCACCGCCAGCCGCACCTGACCCCATTCAAGCTCAAAGGGCACGAACGTCTCGGACAGCGTCTGGTATTCGATCTTGCAGTCACGCCGGGGCCAGGCCATTGCCTGTTCAGGCTGAGCTTTTCGGCCCTTCCACTGGCGGCCGTTGATGTCGGCCGCAGCGCGCAGCAGCAGTTCAACCTGCTCAACCTCAGCTTCAGGTATCCGGAACCCGTAGTAGTCGCGGTAGAAGGTCAGCTTCTCCAGCGGCACGAAGCTATTCGCGTCTGGCCTGCCCTTCCCGTCCTCAACGATGATCTGCATGCGCTATCTCAAACTGGTGGAGCGCCGAGTGTAACGCCTGCTCGGATGAACATGTCAGGCTCTGCGGCCTTCAACTGCGCCAGCGTCAGCGGCTTGAAAGACTTGTCGAGTTGCAGCTTGGCGAACTTCTCTGGCGTCAGCCCGCCATCGCGGAACAACTTGCCCCGGACCGGCCCGAGGGCATGATCCTGGAAGCTCGCCGGTTGCCTTGCCAGCCACTCGTAATAGTTCAGGCCTGCGTCGACCTGGGCGCCGCCGTTGTCGCCCACCGAGGCGCGCGTGGAGTCCTTGGCGAACATCTCGGAAAGCCTGGTGGTCGGCACCGTGGTTGACCGGCAGTTGATGTGCGCCGGCGGCAACGGGCCTTTGCCCAAGTCGAAGCGCATGCCATCCAGGCCTTTGCATTGCTGCGAGGTCTTGCGGTCGAGCGTCGACACCCAGCGATAGCCCAGCACCACGTCGCTGTTCGCCTTCAGCGTCTCCATACGTGCCGTGGTCGCCACATGCTGGATTGCCGTCTGCACCACGGCGGCAGCATTGCGGTTACTCACCGCCAGGACGCCGTCCGTGAAGTTCTGCGCCGCGGTCCCGCGAATCGCCTGGATGATCTGGGCATTGGTCTGCCCCTGGCCGAAGCCGAGCCGGATAGTGTTCGTGACGCGCATCGTCTCGGTTCGCGTCCAGCCGCTGACGAAACTCTTCAGCAGCTTGCCGCCGTCGATGCCCTTCACCTGAAGCGGATAGGAGAACACCGCCGCACGGATCACCGTGTTGGTCGGCACCACCGCGTCGATGGACAGTGCATTGCTCAGGCTTTTAGCCTCGAAGGTTGACTCGTACAGCGCGATATCGACCAGATCTGCCTGCACTAGGTCGCCGTAGGCCTTGTAGATATCCAGCAGCTTGCCGTCCACCCGGGCCAGGAACTGCTCAAGGCGGTCACGGCTGTAGGTGGTCAGTTCCTTGCGGGTGAGCTGTTCCCGCACCAGCTTGTCGATCTGCCGCAGGTACTTCTCAAACTTCTTGACCTCGCCGGCCTTAAGCCGCTCCAGCATTACCGAGTGGCGGGTCGTCTGCTCCAGCAGTTGGCTGTCCGCCTGCGCCAGGCTTGTCGTTGGCATCGTCGTTGTCCAGGTTGATGCCGGCCGACTCGCGCTCATCGCTGATCAGCTCGGCCTCTTCGTAGTATGGGCGGTCCGGCAGCTTGCCGGTGGTGAGGTACTGCCAGTAGGTGTCGGCACTGATCGTCCCGGCCATCACGCCCTTGAGCAGCTCGGCGAGCACCTGGGCGTCGACCACCGGGGTCACGAACTCAGGGTTCACCTTGAACTTGACCTGTTTAGGGTCGTAGCCCTTCCACTCTGCGGCATAGCGCAGGCCCTGCTCCACCGCCTCAGCCACCGTGATGACGATGCTGTGCAGTGTGGCGTGCTGGTCGTTCTGACGCGTCTTCCGCGCCTCCCCCGACTCAGTGCCGCCCACGTCCATAACCTTGGCACCGGCCTCAAGCGCGGCGTTCTTTTGGTCATCCATGGCCTTGCGGTTGGCCTCAATGCCGGTGCCCTTAAACTCCAGGTAGTCAGCCTTGCCTGTAGGGCCGAGATCCCAGGCTGCTGATGGACCGGTCACGCTTAACTCTACCGACTCATCCATGCCAGTCACCCACGGCTGCGGGTGACTGGTCTGATGCAGCGAACTGAAGTAGTCAGCGCTGATCTGATAGGACTTGATCGCGGCCCGCGCCATGGTGAGCAGCGGCACCTCATCGACATCCGGGGAGTTGTCGGTGGAACCGCAGTAGATCACCGGCAAGTACGGCAGGCCTTTAACCAGACGGTTGTCAGCTCCTGTTGTGCCCAGCGGCTTTTCGTCCTCGACCAGCTCACCGCCTTCATTTCGCACGGCGGTGTAGCAGACCTCGTTGAGCATGAAGAACTCACGGAACACAGTGTCGCAGTCATGGCTGTATCGGTCCCCGCCCTTTTTGCGGAATTCCCGGAACACCGAAAGGACCAGGTCTTGCCGACCACCTTGATCAGCAGTGTCCCAGTTGATGGCGTTGCGGGTGGCGTACGTCGAGAAATAGGGCTCGCCACGGTCATCGATGTTCACCACAAGCGGCACCCGGCCGTGGGAAATGGCCTGGCGCACCATCCGGAAGAACAACTGCTTCAGGCCGAAGCCGTCCGCCGTTGCGTTGTCCTCCAACCCTTTCAGGCCGGCGGGAAGCTCGATCTCCGGAATCAGCCGGGAAACCAGGCCCATCATCGAGCGCAACGAGTCGCGTACCCAGTGCTCGTACTGAGCCCGGTTCGTGTAATTCTCGTAGAGGTACTTGTTACCCGCGCCGTCGAGCTTCTCCGCTTCGACCATGCCGCTCGGCTTTGGCAGATTGCGCTCATTGCGCTTCACGGCGCACTCACCCTCGAGCGCGTCGTCCATCATCTCCCACTCGGCGATGTGCGCGTCGCAGTCTGGGTTTGTCGATTGCACTGGCATCAGGCCAAGCCTCCAATTCGGCGTGTTCCGCCTGTGCGTTTGATGCACGGCCACTCAACGTCGATGCAATAGCCGATCGCCGTGGTGATGTGCTGGTAGTCGTTTTTCTGGTCTTCCTGGAAGGTCGAACCCATTTGAAGCTGGACCGTACTCAAGCCCTTGTGGCACCAGGGCGCGGTAACTGGATTGATGAAAAGGCTTGTTTCGCCTGACGCGGTCAGGATCTTCGCCCGTACGGCGTTCTGCCGGTCCTTGATGGATGGGTGCGCCGGCTTGACCTTGCGGGTGTACGTCCAGCCATTGGCCTTCAGCACGCCCTCAATGTCGGTGTAGTCAGACGCGTGGCCGTGCTTCTCGCCCGCCTTGCCCGCCGGGTCGCCGTAGATCAGGACGTGTTTGTTTTTGTGATCCTTGAACTTGTCCACGACCTCAGCAGCCGACTGCTTCGAAACGGCGCTGATCAGCACAATCTCATCGAGCAGATAAAGGTCTTTGCCATCGTTGCGCCGGACACCGATCGCAGATGACAGAGGCGTGAAGTTCTGGTCGTGCATCCACATCAGCTGCTCATGCGGCTCTATGGCTGCATCCGTGGTGTTCGCTTTGCTGTAGTCCTCGTAGATTCGGCCAGACGCCGTTTCGAACGATGCTTCAAATTCCTGCTTGAACTGCTTGGCCGACATGGCCCGCTTCATTGCGTCCATTACGTCAGCCGGAAGAATCTCGGCCGATTTCCAGTGGAACACACGGAAGTTCGGGTCATTGCCCGACTCCGCCTGCATGCACAGGTCGTAGTAGTGGTTCAAGCCGTCAGGTACGCCGAGCAACCAGCACCAGGCCCGGTAATCAGGCATGGTTGGGTTGACGGTGTTCAGCGCCGGGAGAATGTTTGCCTCCCAGGCGTCCGGCTTAATGTCAGCAAACTCGTCAATGCCGCCGCCGGTCCAGGGAATACCCTCAATCCGCTGCGGCTTGTCCAGGCCGATGACGTGAATCTCGCTGCCGTTGTCCAGGTAGATGATCAGGTCGGACTCGGAAGGCCTGCGACTGTGCATGCAGCAGAGCGTGAAAGCCTTGAGGTCATCCCAGAAGATCTTCTTGGCCTGGGCATGCGTTGGTGCGGCGGCAAAGTACATGCCGGTGTACGCCGATGCCTGCTTCACCACGAAGCGCTTGAAACGCTCAGTCTTGCCGCTACGACGACCTGCAGGCACCAGCGGGAAGCGAATGCCTTCAGACACAGCGGACACCAAGGCGAGTTGCACCGGGTGATCCTTCAGCGGATACCAGCGGGACAGCTGGCGGCCCAGCATCAGGTTTCCAGTGTTCGCGATCATGACGGCAATCTCGCAATCAGGTCGGCCAGCAGCTGGGCATTGGAGTTGCCGCCGCCCTTCTCTATCAGCTTGAGCTCGGCTTTGCGCCTCTCGATCTCAAGCCGTTTGATTTCCTCATCCAGCGACTTGTCAGGCTCAACGCGTCGATTAACGTAGACGTCTCCCGTCTCCTTAGCGGCCTGCTCCAACAGCTGGGCCGTTAACGCCATATTCTTTGAGTTCTCGGCCTTCTCCGCCATACGCCCAAGCGTTCGCAGCCGATGGGCTCGATTGGCTATAGGAATCTCTGCCGTTTCTTCACGGAACCGCTTGCGAGTATCTTCGAAAAGGGTTCGCCACTTGGCTGCCAGATTGGCTCCGGCGCGCTTTGTAGGGTCGTGCTGCTCCACCTGCTGGCGGGTCACATCAATGTCGAATTCTTGCTTAACGTTTTTTGAGACGAGCGTAGGGGTGTCGAAACACGCCAAAGCCTGAACGATGAAGGCTTTCACATCGTTTTTCAGGGCTGCCATAGATTGGGTTCCGTCTCATGCCTGTCTCACATTCAGGCCAGCTTGAGCAGACAGGTTCCGCAAGCCCTCGATATATTCAGTTTCCCCACCTCGGCGGGTTTGTTTGCAGCATCCACCAACGCTTGAACGCCAGGGCTCGCACCATAGCGACGGACCACACCGACGAACTCTTCTACGTCATGGCCGCGCATCTCAAGCTTTGGAGCACCCTCTTTGCTGAAGGCTGGCTGACCGTATTTATCCGTGGCGTGTGCAATGTGATACAGCTCATGCTCTACCAGGGCACAGAAGTCGATGTCGCTGCACTCAGCGCAGTAGTCAGCAGCCAAGGTGATGATGTAGGCCGGCACGTCGCCGAACCAATCACGCATCTGCTGCTCCATCCGTGCTTTCTGCCAACCACCGGCGCGGAACGCTACCTGTTCGGCCTGACCAACTACTGTGCGACCCTTCTTCGTGAGTCCGGCAGACGCCCACATCACGCTAATATCCGCATCGATGAGATGAGCGTGCTCTTCGTTGTGAATGCTTCCGGTGTCGGCGAGGATCTCGGCTTGGAGCCACTCCCAAACTTCTGGAGCAGGACTCAGCCGCATCGTGAAATCGGCCTGCGTAAGTAGTGAGGGTGGAGGATATGGCCTGTTCATCATTCACCCTTTAAGCTTGAAATAGTGGCCCATAGCCGGTATTTGTGTGCGCCTCGAAAAGTAAGGACGCCCAACTCATGCGAGTTCAACAAACTTCCCTCGTCGCCACTGCTCTCGCCGTAATCACCATTTCTGGCTGTGTGACCGCTCCAACATGGACCAACAGAGGGCCGTCGACGATTGTCACCGCCAAAGGGTTGATCTCTTGCTACGAAGACGCAAACATCATCGATGGAGATCGGATGCAAGGCACGATTTGCGCCACTCCTGAATCTGGCTTCTTCGGCGGCGGCGAACCAGAGATCTACTTTGGGCCATGGAATCGGACATTCATGAAGGAACCAGCAAGCACAACAACGGCAGGTGTGACACGAGATTATCAAGGCAAGAAGGTGTTTCTGCAGTGTGACCCGGTATTTGCACCCGGTACAAAGACTGAAACCGGTCGGGCGTGCAAGGTCACCGTCAACGGCCAGCTCCTCGTCACAGCCAATGTTGAATTCAAAAAATAGACCGCTCCGTGCCGCACTCGCCTGCGGCACACCCTACATAAAAAGGCTAGAGATCGGAAATGAGTGATCAGCATCTTCCCCACCACCTCTGGGTGGGAGCAATGCACTATGTCGCCGCAAAGCTAGTTCTTTCAGCTCCGGAGTTCAGCCAAGCAGATAGAGACAAGGCGTCAATCGTTGTCGAATACACTGGCGGTAAGCTGTCTTCGGCTGGCTTTGCGGCTGATAAGGGGGCCTGGCTTCCGCCGGAAAATCTGGCCGTAGAGAACGTGGGCGGACCGGCTTACGGAATCCCCATGGCTGATAGCGACCATGTAGTCCCTGTTCCTAGTGACTCGTATCGCAAAGCGATCCAGGTTGCGTATAGCTGCCTTCTTATCTCCGATCCATCGAAAACTATCGCGTAGCCCGGACAGCCATTGCAGACTCGCTATACACATCCGGCAGACGCGGGTTATGGCGACTGCCGATCTACAGCTTCGTTGACCTTCTCTGCCGCCTTGCTCGCGGTGTCAGCGGCCTGTACGGCGGAGTTCGACGCCTCTTGCACCTTCACGGCTGCGTCCTGGGTCTTCTCGGCCAGGTTGGTCAGGCGAAGGTCTCGTTTGCCCAAGGCGGCGTCATAAGCGGCGCGCACCTCTGCAAGCTGCTTGGTCTGCTCGCTACTGGCGGACCACACACCCGCCTGATAGCCGAGGGTCAGCCCACCGAACACCAGCAGGATCGCAATGACCCATACTTCTGCGCGCCTCCACCAATGGCGGGCGATGAAGTTGATTGCGCATCTGTCCATCAGTTGATCCCTCCAAGCTTGGTTCGCAGACGGGCGATCTCTTCGCTCTGCGAGGTAACCGTGGCAGTGAGCTGCGCCACCTGGCTGGTGAGGGCCTCAATCTTGCCCTCCATCCGCCCTACTGCTGCGGCAAGCTCGTTTCGCTCCTTGGCGAACTGGTCAGCGCGGGCCTCGGCGGCGTTCGCCCTGGCACGCTCAGTGTCGAGCAATTCATTCAGCCGGCGGACAGTGCCAATGTCGGCGTTATCCATCGCCCGGTCGGTCGCGTCCTTGGAGAGGAATTTCCTCAACCACAGAAAGCCCCCAAGCAATACAGTTCCAGTACCGCCCAGCCAGGTAGCTGTGCCTGGGCCGAGGTCGGTAGGATCCATCGCAACTCCATCAGGAAAGATGGCCGAGGTCGGCCTTGTGTAATAAGTCGGCTCACACAGCACTCCCAGCTCGGAGCAATGGGTGTGGTGGAGCCGAAAACGAAAAGGCCTCGATCAATGTCGAGGCCCTAAATAGGTGTGCGCGGTCTTTCCCGCAGTCAGCCAAAGACGATCCTGGTGTCGGCGCCCTGAGGGCATCAACCGTTCCGGTCCTGTCACGCCCATCTTGAAAGGACAAAGGGATTGGCTGCCGGAGTTTTAACTGACCACAGCATCATCACCTAATCAGCGTCCGCGCCTCCGGTGAGGCAGCCCTGGAATCGGTGACGTCCTAACACTCGCCCACAAAAAACCCGACATCAATGCCGGGCTGTGAGGAAAAACCTCGTCCGGAAGCTCAATATCCGCACGGTAGATGATCTTCAAATCAAAAGAATCAAATGCCACCAGGAGAATCTAGGATCTGCCTAACTTTACGAGCAAGGTCATGAGGCAGATATGGCTTTGAGATGACTTCAAATTCTGACCCGCCTGCATCTGTGCGCTCGATAGAGTTTTCTGCGTAACCTGTAGTCAGCAACACCTTAGTCTTCGGCATGCGCCTTCTGACCTCTCTCGCCAGCATCACCCCGTTCATGCCACCAGGCAAGATGAGATCTGTGAAAAGAAGATCGTACTTTTCACCGGCTTCGTACCGCTTTAAAGCCTCACGGGCGTTCAGCGATATTTCAGTGGTATACCCGTAATCCTCGAGCACCATCTTGACGAGCTCAGCAACGTCCGGTCGATCCTCTACGATCAAGACCTTTTCTGTACCGTCTTCATAGTCAGATCTCTGCCTAGTTTCTTCCGGTGTAACGGAGGCAGTATCCACTGGGAAGTACAGACGAAGCGTTGTCCCAATCCCCTCTTCTGAGTAAATCCGAGCTGCCCCGCCGGACTGCTTGGCAAACCCGTAGACCATAGACAAGCCCAAACCAGACCCTTTGCCTTCGTCTTTGGTGGTAAAAAATGGATCCATTACTCTATCGCGGATAGTTGAAGGCATGCCGATGCCGTTATCCGTCACGGATATGCTTACGTAAGAACCAGGAAAAAGCCCTTCGTAAGATGTGGCTAAGTCGCGAATACTGATATTTCTTGTTTCAACAAATACTCTCGGATCACTTCGACCTATCAATGCATCCCGCGCATTGATGAAGATATTCAAAAGCGCCATTTCCGCTTGAGTAGGATCGATTCGGCAGTTTTGCAGCGAATCCTCTAGATCGAACTCAACCCTGACTTCACTCCCGAACGTCCGCTCAATCAGCGGCTCAACCAAGCCAACCCGAGTGTTTAGATTCAGTACTCGACCTTGTAGCTTTTGCTTCCTGGAAAAAGCCAAAAGCTGCTTGGTCAGCGTACTCGCCTTCTCGACCGCGGATTTTGCATGGAACACGCTTTTTTTGATCCGATCTAGATTTGCCTCAGGTTTTTCGACGGCACTGCCAATGAGATCGACATAGCCACCTATCACCTGTAGGAGGTTGTTGAAGTCATGCGCAATTCCGCCAGTGAGCTGACCAAGCGCTTCCATTTTCTGGGCCTGCCTCAGTCCCGCCTCAGCATCTCGCCGTCGGCTTACGTCCAGCTGCGAGGCAAAAAAGTAAATCAAATCGCCCTTTTCATTGTGTATAGGAGATATGAAGAGCGCGTTCCAAAAACTGCTCCCATCCTTTATGTAATTAAGAATCTCAGTGGAAAACTCTTGCCGCGCTTTTATTGCATTTCTGATCGAGGTTACGACGTTCCTATCGGTATCCACCCCTTGAAGAAAACGACAATTTTTGCCAAAAATTTCGT